GTTGTTATTCCTTAAATTTTGGCAATAAAAAAGGCCGCATTGCGACCTGATTAGATATTTGAAGTGAGATAAAAGAAGACCAACTATGTAGCCTTTATTTTTTCCAGCTCTCTGGCAATCATTGCCGTGGTTCTGATTGCCCATTTATCGACAATCTTTCCATCTTCTCTCACCAGAGCCATTTCCTCAGGCTTCACCATGCATTCAGCATCAAGCTTGCAGCCTTTGCATTTCACAAAGCGACTACACCATTGGTTGGTATCAATAGTCGTAGTCATATTGGTAGTCCTGGTATTGGTTCATCACGTCCTGTGGATGCTCATCGAATTCTTCAAATTCTTCTTCCATATCTCACCTCAAATAAGCGGCTTACTGCTCAGCTTCATGCGCTGAACGGCATGGATTTTATTCCCGAGCGGGTTAACGTCCCGGTAGTAAATGCGATGATTTTTACTGTCTGCTGGTTTGCGTATCTCGTTCTCAAACACGATTGCAGCACGCTCAATTTGACGCTTGTACTCTTCCAGTTGCCAGAATGCATCTTTCGCCATGAACTGAAGTGATTTTGCGTCTTCAATACGTTTTGGCGTTTCATGTTTTCCTTTGGCCTGAATCTGTACACGGCTAAGGGTGGGGCGGTGCAATACTTCTGAACTGGCTGTAGTCTCATTCTGAAGCGCAGCGCGACGTTCTCGGCGACGACCTGCTGCTGAACCATTGAAAGCTGTTCTGCGTGTCATAGTGACCTCCTGATGAACTTTGGTGGTGAATACAGCCGGGCGACTAACTCCGGTCGCGTACTCATTGCCAAGCGCCTCCGCCGAGAAGGTTAGCTTCTGCATTCACCCCAAAGCTCACTTTGGTCGTTCCGGCTTTTCAGCCGCGTAGATTCATCACTGAATCGTTGTATTTTCACCGTCCTGGTGAGTAGTGCGTCCTGTTGATGTAGTTAGTATACGTATAGTAAACATCAATGCAAATACATTCTGTATCCTATTCGCGGTTTTGTTTACAATATGTTGATTTATAAAGTGATTTATTTTTATAAATCCTCTATGTCATACTGTTCTGAACAAAAAATGAGCGATGAATCTGTGTGAAAAGTGAGGAAGAGTTCTTCGCGGAGCTTCACCCGCAGGTGGTGGAGGTTCTGGGAACGGCAGTTATGCAGGTACTGGTAGAGCAGCGCGAACCTTCGCGTGAGGCCCTGATTGAGATGATTCAGGTACTGTGGCAGGAAGAGGATGTGGACTTGGCTGTAGAACTGGCTATTGATGTTCTGACGCTGCCGAAAGAGTAGGTATCTGGGTGGGACAAAGTGGCGGGCAAATGGATGAAATAGCGACGTGTTGTCTTAATTATCAATTAGTTACATTGGCTGGCGAATGGTTGACGTAGGGATCGGCAAGAAAAGGAAACCCGGCGCAGGGCCGGGTTGGTTGATTTATAGTTTAACCACCATTTTATCAATGGCCTCTAGGCAAGATTGTTTATATGGGGCATTAACTTTTACCCTCCTGTTCATAACTCGTACACTGCCTGTTGGGAGGATCGAAAATGGACACCCTTTAGCAAAGGCAACAACACCAGTTGTCTGAAAATCTTTAATATTTACCACTCCCTCTTCAACATTTTCGAAGTCGAAAATTTCTGGGTTGCTCAGTAATAGTTGCTGAATATCATTATCGATTGATTTCAGAACTGCGGCATAGGCTGATGCAGGCCCCATATACTGTGTAAGACGGTTTTTTGCGATCATATGCACTTTTGGTAGTGGTCTACTTACCATGGTAAGTTTGTTTGCAAATGCGTAGGAGGCATAGATGTCAGATGGCAATTTTAACCCATAAATCAAAGAGAAAGCGTTTTGAATGGCACGACGAGAGGAATCATCAGCCATAACTGGCAAGATGAGCTTTTCTACAGCAGCTAATGCTATTTGAGTATAAATTGAAAAACTAGGATTACAGTCAATAAACAAAACATCGTACTCATCATTTAGATCTTTAATCAGATCATTAATCCAATCAATGATGCTTACCCATGCATTTGTTCCAGGAATCTGCTGATTAGCAAGAGTGTTGATAGCGTTTGCTTGAAGCTCAAGAAGCGGGTCTCCGCATATCAGTGATATATTGGCTGGAATATGTTCGTTGAATTTTTTTGGGTGCGTCAAATAATCGTGGGCATCAAAAATAGGTTTTTGATAAGGCGTCGGTAGGCGCATTTGGAAGTAACCACCCAAAGTACATCTATTATTTATATCATGCCTGGTCAATAAGTTTATGCTTCCATTACCGATTAATCCCCCAAGGAAAAGCTCTGACAAGTTTGCCTGTGGGCACACATCAATAACCAACACGCGCTCAAGCGGGTGAATTTCTGCATATCTGCAAATGGCTTGAAATGACAGGCTTGTTTTCCCTGTTCCTCCCTTGTTGTTCCATATAGCATATTTCTTCATCATAAACTCCTGGTTATCGATGTCACCAATGGTTAATGCTTTACCGTTGGTAAGTTAGTTAACCAAGAGTGACATGGTAAACCAAATAGATCAAGTCTTTTGGTAAACTGTTTACCATTGGTGACATCGATAACCGAAAAAAAGGCCGCATTTCTGCGACCTATTTCACACAATCACTGTTACCCAAACATCCCTTCAGTCCATCATCACCCGAATATCTCATCAGGCCACTGGCTGGCTACAACCTTACCTACAACCCTGCATTGCTCGTTACACGGCATTATTGGGAACTGAGGGTTTAGCGGTTGTAGGAATACTTGTCCACTGTCTTTGATGAGCTTCTTAAAAGTGAACTCATCACCACATAACCTTGCAATGCAAAAATCACCTGGGTCTACAGGATCTTCTGGGTCTACAAGAATCAGCATTCCTTCAGGAAAGCTTGGTCGTGATCCCGCTGGAGCCGTCATTGAGTGACCTTCAACTTCAAGCCAGAAAGCTGCCTCACTGGCCTTTTTGGTTGTGCTTACCCATCCCTCAGCATCTCGTTGAGTGAAAGTTCGAAATTCTGGTGTAAACATTCCAGCCTGAACATGAGAGAAGAATGGGTATTCAAATTGAGGTTTAACAGGCTTTTGTTCTGTTGACTCGCCAACGCTAAAGGTTCCGTCAGCGTTGAACCTCGCGTCTGTAACGCCAAGATATTGAAATATAGCTCCAATTTCTTGTATTGATGGGTTCCTTCTCCCGTTAAGCCAATGACTAACAGCACCTTTGGTTACACCAAGGTGTTCAGCAACTTTATCCTGACTCAATCCAAGCTGATCAATCCTTTGCTTCGCTATGTCATACCAGTTCATTTTCATCCTTAAATTATACAATTTGTATCAAACAAGAACAGTCACAATTCGTAAACTATGTATTGCGATATTGAATACGATGTGTATACTTATTGGTAAGGAGGAGCTTATGAATAATATTCGCAATTTTCGCGAGCGCTTCGGTTTAACGCAGGAAGATCTTGCGAAAGTACTCGGTTGTACGCGTGGTGCAGTTTGTCATTACGAGACAGGCAGAAGGGGAATGGATATCAATCTTTGTCGCGCTTTTATCAATGCGTTCAAAGAATACGGTTATGAACTAACCATAGACGATCTTTTTCCACCAAAGGCTGCGTAAGCAACACCACTCACAACGGACATTCGTCCTACGTCGCTGAAAAGCGAACTCCAGATAACAAATCAACCACAGGTTTATGCGCCAGTGCGCATAGCCACAACTAACTATTAACTACAGGAAATACTAAGTAATGGAACTCACAAATCACAGCAAAAAGATACGCGAAGTGGAAACAGAGCTTCGCGCCCGACTCGTATCAATGGGTCAGACAAATTTCGCAAAGATGGCGGGATGGTCTGATTCAAAAGTAAGTCGCCTGAACATTCAGGATATGGCTGTGACGTTCGTTCTTCTGGAGAAGGTATGGGAGACGAGCTTAATCAGGGAAGTAGCAAGGCAGGCAGTGGAAGCTGTGATGCCGGGAAATAAAAAACGCCCGGTGTGCAAGACCGGGCGTTCTGAGCAAATACAGATGGAATTTTAACAACGTCCAACGAGGTAATTATATGCGAAACAAAGGCTTTAATCCACCTGATACACACAAAGAAGTTAAGCGTTTGCGCTTCCTTCGTTCCATTGATGAAAGAACTCAAATCTCTTTTGTGAAAGTTGCCAGAACTGAGCTTCTGAAGGCTGAGGCTAGGGCGTTGCTCCCGTCTCTACCAAAAGAGGAGGGATATACGTTCATTCCAAACGCATTTCTGGAAAAGCTGCTCAAAGAAGACATATCCGTAAGTCAGTTTAACGATGTTCTTAAGGTCTTTCGTCAAGGCAGGTAGTTATGAGCAATACAGCAAAAATCTACGATTTCAGCGCCGCACACGAGCGCAGGAGCAACAGGATGGAGAACCAGAAAACTGGTTACATTCCGTTGTACCGGAGCATTCTGAAACAGTCATGGGCGAAAGATGTTTATCTTCGCACCCTGTGGGAAAACCTTCTCCTGAATGCTGCCAGAAAGCCATACAAAGCGAATTTCAAAGGTCATGAATGGCATCTGCAACCCGGTCAACTGGTTGTGACAGCAGCTGATTTAGGTCTTCAGTTATGCGACAGGCATGGCAAGCCAGCAAGCCGCGATCAGGTTGAGCGGATGCTTCAGGTTTTTGTGAAAGAGGGGATGATCACCATTGATGGAGAGAAGCAAAAAGGTCGTGTGATAACCATCACAAATTACCATGAATATGCTCAAAAAATGGACAATTCACCCGCACATGAAGCCGCACAAACAACCGCACATGATGCCGCACATGATGAAGACAGTAATGGCGCGGCTTTCAGCGTACATGCCGCACATGAAAGCGCACATGAAGCCGCACAAACAACCGCACATCATGAACAAGAAGGTATTAACAAGAATATAAATAATACCCCCCTACCCCCCAATGGGGGAGGCGATGGGCAGGTTAAACCTGAACGTCGCAAGGCAGAACGCATCGACTACGAATCCTTCCTGAACGCCTACAACACCGAAGTCGGTGACAGACTGCCACACGCTGTTGCGGTCAACGAGAAACGCAAACGCCGCCTGAAGAAAATCATCCCGCAACTGAAAACGCCAAACGTGGACGGTTTCAGGGCGTATGTCAGGGCGTTTGTGCATCAGGCCAAGCCGTTTTACTTCGGAGACAACGACACGGGCTGGACGGCTGATTTTGATTACCTGCTGAGGGAAGATTCGTTAACGGGAGTTCGGGAAGGGAAGTTTGCAGACAGGGGGATTGTATGAGACAGGATATCGAGGCGAGCGTTATCGGTGGATTGCTGATTGGCGGATTAACACCAACCGCCAGTGACGTTCTGGCAACGCTGGAGCCTGAAGCATTCTCAATTCCGCTCTACCGGAAAGCTTTTGAAGTTATTCGAAAGCAGGCCAGAAACAGGAACCTGATTGATGGTCTGATGGTGGCCGAGGAGTGCGGGGATGAATACGCAACGGCGGTGATGATGACTGCGCGGTCATGTCCCAGCGCTGCAAACCTGAAGGGTTATGCCGGAATGGTTGCAGACAGTTATCAACGGCGTCAGGTTTTACAGCTACTGGATGAGATGCGAGAGCCAATCAGTAACGGCACGCTGGATGCTTCAGGTAGAGCGATGGACGATCTTGTTAAGCGTCTTTCAGCCATCAGGAAGCCGCGTAACGAGGTTAAACCTGTGAGACTGGGGGAAATCATCAATGACTACACTGACACGCTTGACAGGCGTCTGAGGAACGGAGAAGAGTCGGATACCCTGAAGACAGGAATCGAAGAGCTTGACGCTATCACCGGAGGAATGAACGCAGAAGACCTTGTGATTATTGCTGCTCGTCCAGGTATGGGTAAAACCGAACTGGCGCTGAAGATAGCCGAAGGCGTGGCAAGTCGTGTTATTCCTGGTTCTGGCGTCCGGCGCGGTGTGTTGATTTTCTCGATGGAAATGAGCGCCATTCAGGTTGTTGAGAGAGGGATTGCCGGCGCAGGAATGATGTCGGTCAGTGTGCTGCGTAACCCGTCACGTATGGACGATGAAGGATGGGCGAGAGTTGCAAGCGGGATGAAGTTGCTGGCAGAGCTGGATGTGTGGGTAGTTGACGCATCGCGTTTGTCTGTCGAAGAAATCAGGTCCATTTCCGAACGCCACAAGCAGGAGCATCCTAATCTGTCACTGATTATGGCTGACTATCTCGGGCTAATTGAGAAACCAAAAGCGGAACGTAATGACCTCGCCATAGCACATATCTCCGGTAGCCTGAAGGCGATGGCGAAAGACCTGAAAACTCCAGTTATCTCACTAAGCCAGCTTTCACGCGATGTTGAGAAGCGACCAAACAAACGCCCGACAAACGCAGATTTGCGTGATTCAGGAAGCATTGAACAGGACGCAGACTCAATCATCATGCTCTATCGGGAAGCGGTATATGACGAGAACAGTAGCGCCGCGCCATTTGCTGAAATCATCGTGACGAAAAACCGTTTTGGCTCGCTTGGTACGGTTTACCAGCGGTTCTGCAACGGACACTTTGTTGCATGTGACCAGAACGAAGCCAGACAGATTTGCACAGCATCAAATGCACCTGCTGGACGCAGAAAGCGATATGCACAAGGGGCTGACGTATGACTATCTACATCACTGAGCTAATAACAGGCCTGCTGGTAATCGCAGGCCTTTTTATTTG